GTAAAGGTAGAGCAGTTTTTCTTTCCGCATATTCTTATGAGTGTAAGGACTGTACTAAAGTAAGAATTTTAAGTAGAAGAAGAAAGATAAAAGAAGGAAAACCTTTTCTTGAATGGGAATATCCTGACTGGTAGATTGTTCACGCACCATTTCCCCATTTAAAATAACCTTTTTAATAAATATTTCTAGAATAATTCTGAACTAGACGGAGAATTAAGATGCCGCTAAATTTAGCATCTCCTGGAATTGTAGTAAGAGAAGTTGATTTAACAGTTGGTAGAATTGACCCAACCTCCGATGCTGTTGGGGCAATTGTAGCGCCTTTCGCAAAAGGTCCTGTAGACCTACCTATTTTAGTAGAGAATGAGGCAGACTTACTTCAAAATTTTGGAGAGCCTTATCCAACAGACAAGCATTATGAGCATTGGATGGTTGCTTCTTCATATCTTGCTTATGGTGGATCACTAAGAGTTGTAAGATCTGATGATACAGACCTAAAAAATGGATTTGCTGGAGCAGCATCTAGCATCAAAATCAAGAGTCTGGACGATTATAACAATCTTGGTTATGATGAAAATACCATTAGTGGTGTAACAGTAGCAGCAAGAGATCCTGGATCTTGGGCAAACGGTGTCAAAGTTGCTTTAATTGATGCCAAAGCAGATCAGATTCTTGTTGGAGTATCAACCAGTGCTGGTTTACCAAACATTCAAGTTGGTTATGGTGTAACACAGGCAATCAGTTCAACTCTACCTGGTGCTGGAACAACCTCAACACTTGATGGTTATCTAAAAGGTGTCATCACGCAAATTAGTGGTACTAACGCATACGTAAAGGTTCTTTCTCATGTATCAGCAGCAGGAACTGAAACTACAGTAGATTATCAACCATCTGGAGTTTATGCTTTCTCTGGATCTGGTTCTGTTGCGATTCACACCAACGGACAATCAACTGCTGCTGGAACAACCTCATATACTGCTCAGCAAGATTGGTTTGATCAACAATCAATCGCACTTTCAAACAACACCACGATTGCTTGGAACACAATTGCCGACAGACCTTCCACATCATCATTCGCAGCAGCAAGAAACGCAAGATTTGATGAAGTTCATGTTGTTGTAATTGATGACAAAGGAACTGTAAGTGGAAATGCTGGAACAATTCTTGAGAAGCATTTGAGTCTTTCAAAGGCATCAGATGCCGAATTCTCTGTAGGATCACCATCTTATTGGAGAAAGTATCTCGCATCAAACTCACAGTACATCTTTGGTGGTTCTCAACCAACAGGTATTGTAACCACTGGATTTAGTTCAGGGTTCACACTTACTACAGACAGTGGATGGGATCAAGATACGGATTCAATTATTTTTGGAGCGACTGGGGCAAATACCCTCACTCTTGCTGGTGGTAAAAACTATAATGGTGGTACTGATATTACAGTCAGTGGATCACTAACCTCAACTATTGGTAATCTTTCAACTGGATATGATCTCTTTGCTAATAGTGAAGAGTATGAAGTTGATTTCCTCTTAATGGGATCGGCAAATTATGTCAAAGAAAGTGCTCAGTCACTTGCTAATAAACTAATCTCAGTTGCTGAAGAAAGAAAGGACGCAGTTGCCTTTATTTCTCCATACAGACTCGCTTTCTTGAATGATTCAACCGTTGGATCAGTAACTGTAAACTCTGCTGCTGATATTACAAATAATGTAATCAGTTTCTACGCACCAGTTACATCGTCATCTTATGCGATCTTTGATAGTGGTTATAAGTACATGTATGATAAGTTTGCCGATACATTTAGATATGTCCCTCTGAATGGTGATATTGCTGGACTATGTGCCAGAAACGATATCAACAACTTCCCATGGTTCTCACCAGCAGGAACAACCAGAGGTGCTATTCTTAATGCCGTTAAACTGGCATACAACCCAAGCAAAACTCAAAGAGACAGACTGTATTCTAATAGAATCAACTCAGTCATCTTTACTCCTGGTTCTGGAATCGTTCTCTTTGGTGATAAGACTGGTCTTGCTAAGTCATCGGCATTTGACAGAATCAACGTTCGTAGATTGTTCATCTATCTGGAGAACGCGATTTCTGCTGCTGCTAAAGATCAGTTGTTTGAATTCAACGATGAAACCACAAGATCAAACTTCGTAAATATTGTTGAACCTTTCTTACGTGATGTTCAAGCAAAGAGAGGTATTCAAGACTTTAGAGTCATTTGTGATGAGACAAATAACACAGCAGCAATCATAGATAATAATGAATTTGTTGCTGACATCTTCATCAAACCTGCTAGATCTATTAATTTCATTGGATTGACTTTTGTCGCCACCAGATCTGGTGTATCATTTGATGAAATCATCGGAACCGTTTAATTCAACTAGAGGAATCTAACAATGGCATTAAGAACAATTTCAGACTTTAAAGCTAGACTAAAAGGTGGCGGTGCCAGACCGAATCTATTTGAAGTTGAGTTAGTCTTCCCTACTCAAGTTGGAGGTTTAACGGGAGCAAGTAATGATCTGGCAAATTTCCTGGTCAAAACTGCCGCTCTTCCAGCATCAAACGTTACTCCAATTGATGTAGCATTCAGAGGAAGAATTTTAAAGATTGCTGGTGACAGAACATTTGATACTTGGACAGTTACAATTATTAACGACACTGATTTTGCTATTCGCCATGCTTTTGAAAACTGGATGAACAAAATTAATAATGTTGAAACTGCTCAGGGTCTAACCACACCTGGAGATTATTATGCTGATGCTCTAGTTCATCAACTAGATCGTGACGGAGAAAAGTTGAGAACATACAAATTCCATGATGTTTTCCCAACAAATGTCTCCCAAATTGATCTGTCATATGACACGACAGACACGCTTGAAGAGTTCACTGTAGAACTTCAAGTCCAGTGGTGGGAAGCAATTAGAGGAACTGCCGCTGGCGCAGGTGGCGATAACATCAAGTAATAAATAGATAAGACGGTTTTAAATTTATAAAATGGCAAAACTTTTTGGATTTTCTATTGATGATGCTTCTAAAAAACCGGATTCAATAGTATCCCCCGTCCCCAAAAGTAATGAGGACGGGGTTGATTATTTTGTTCAGTCTGGTTTTTATGGTCAGTACGTAGACATTGAAGGTGTTTACAGAACTGAATTTGATCTGATGCGTCGTTATAGAGAAATGGCGCTTCATCCAGAATGTGATGCTGCGATTGAAGATGTTGTCAATGAAGCAATTGTCAGTGATCTTTACGATTCTCCAGTTGAAATTGAACTTACAAACGTAAATGCAAGTGATAATTTAAAAAAGAAAATTAGGGAAGAATTTAGAAATATCAAAGAAATGATGGACTTTGATAAAAAGTCCCATGAAATTTTTAGAAACTGGTATGTTGATGGAAGACTTTATTATCTAAAAGTGATTGATATAAAGAATCCTCAAGATGGGATCAAGGAGATCAGATATATTGATCCCATGAAGATTAAATTCATAAGACAAGAGAAGAAATCAAATAAGTCTAATGGACTAGCACCTTACCAAAATCCAAATGAACCACTGGATTTAGTAAAGGGTGTATATCCAGAACTTGAGGAATATTATCTCTATACTCCAAGACCAAATTATCCAACAGGAACTTTTTCTTCTTCAGCAAGCACTAAAGGTTCTATCAAAATTGCTAAGGACTCTATCACATATGTCACTTCTGGACTATTTGATAGAAACAAAGGAACTTGTCTCTCATATCTACACAAAGCAATTAAAGCACTCAATCAATTAAGAATGATTGAGGATTCTCTTGTAATTTATAGACTATCAAGAGCACCAGAAAGAAGAATTTTCTATATTGATGTAGGTAATCTTCCAAAAGTAAAAGCAGAACAATACCTCAAAGAGGTTATGTCTCGCTATAGAAATAAACTTGTTTATGATGCGAACACTGGCGAAGTTCGTGATGATCGTAAATACATGAGTATGCTTGAAGACTTTTGGCTTCCAAGAAGAGAAGGTGGTAGGGGAACTGAAATCACCACTCTTCCAGGTGGTCAAAATCTAGGTGAACTCACGGACGTTGAATATTTTCAGAAAAAACTTTATAGATCTTTGAATGTTCCAGAATCCAGAATTGCGAGTGATGGTGGATTCAATCTTGGACGTTCTTCTGAAATTCTAAGAGATGAACTTAAATTTGCTAAATTTGTTGGCAGATTGAGAAAGCGTTTTGCGAATATATTTGGTGATATGTTGAGAACGCAATTGATTCTCAAAAACATTATCACACCAGAAGATTGGGATCAAATTAATGATCATATTCAATATGATTTCTTGTATGATAATCAATTTGCTGAACTGAAAGAGTCTGAAATGTTAAATGAAAGACTTGGATTGGTTGCTACAATGGAACCTTATATTGGCAAATACTTCTCAGTTGAGTATGTTCGTAAAAGAGTTCTTCGTCAGACTGATCAAGAAATTATTGATATTGATGACCAGATTGAAAGAGAGATAAAAGATGGTATTATTCCAGATCCATCTCAAATGGATCCAATAACAGGAGAACCATTACCCCAAGAGGGAGATCCAAATCTTCTAGGTAATGTACCACAAGAACCAGAGATTGACGCAAATATTACTCAGGTAAAAGAACCCAAAGGTGGAGAAATATAAATAATCTTACAATACTATACTAATTTTCATGGAAGATTTACTTGACCTAATTGCAACTGACCAACCCGCTGCTGATATTTCTGATAAAGTTAAAGAAATTTTATACACAAAAGCAGCAGAAAGAGTTGATTATCTTCGTCCAACGGTTGCTAATATCATGTTTGGTGAAAATGAAGATTCTGAGGAAACAACCGGGAAAGAAGGATGATTACAAAAATTGTCACAACTCAAGTCAATACCACAACAAGTGCTGGTGCTGCTAGTAGTATTAGTGATGCAACTTGTGTTCGTTTATATAACAACACAGCAGGAATTGTAACTGTTGGTATAAACACTTTAGTTGGAGCAGCATCAACTAATTTCTTTGAACTTCCAGGCGGATCGGTTGAATTTTTAACAAAAGCAGCGTCTGATGTTATTTGGTCAACGACTGCGATCAGAGCAAATAAAGTAGCATTCACAAACTAAAATGAAACTCATTACAGAAGAAATCCAAAAAGTAGAATTTATCGTTGAAGGCAAAGGTGCCGCTAAAAAAATGTATATTGAAGGTGTATTCCTTCAAGGCAACATTTGTAATCGTAACGGAAGAATGTATCCTATGGACACTCTTTCTCGTGAGGTGAAGAGATATGACGAATCTTTTATCCAAAAAGGTCGTGCTTTGGGTGAACTTGGACACCCAGATGGTCCAACTGTAAATCTAGATCGTGTTTCTCATAAAATCGTTTCCCTCACTCAAGAAGGAAATAATTTTATTGGTAAAGCACAACTTCTTGAAACCCCTATGGGTAAGATTGCTAAATCTCTGATTGGTGAAGGAGTTTGTCTTGGTGTTTCTTCTCGTGGTGTTGGTTCATTAAAGATGACCAACGAAGGTCATAAAGTTGTTGGTGAAGATTTTATGTTAGCAACTGCTGCTGATATTGTAGCAGATCCTTCAGCACCTGATGCTTTTGTTCAGGGAATTATGGAAGGTAAAGAGTGGGTTTGGGAAGGCGGAATCCTTCGTGAACAACTGGCAACCAAAACTCAAAGAAGAATCAATACATTAGTTGATCAAAAAAGATTAGATGAGCATAAAGTCCATCTATTCCAAGATTTCTTAGCAAATCTTTAATTTATAAATAAATATAGATTATAACACAATCAATCTAAAATGTCCGTTGGTAGAAATTTACAAGAAATGGAAAACGTAGTAACCAAAGGGGCTGCCGCTGCCGAACCAATGCACAAGTTAACCACAGGAGTTCCTGATGGTCAAACAGGTGGTTGGGAAGATCTGGGCGGTCCTACCCCAGAAAACTATAGATCAGATGACAATTCAGCACAGCTGAAAACACCTAGTACAACTCTTGCTCAAGTCAAGAATGTTGTAAACAAGGGTGCCAAAGCTGCTGATCCTATGGCAAAACTTGCCAGCGGTTCAGTCAAAGAAGAGACTGATGAAGAAGAGGATCTAGTTGATGAAGAAGAATTAGAAGGTGATGAAGAAGTAGTTGCTGAAGCTAAGAAGAAGAAAGAAGAAGACAAAGCAACAGATGAAGAAGAAGAAGATGAAGATGAAATGAAGGAAGAGTTTGACATTGAAGAAGATGTCAATGCTCTCCTTGAGGGTGAAGAGCTTTCTGAGGAATTCCAAGAGAAAGCACGTACCATCTTTGAGGCAGCAATCAAATCTAAAGTTGCTGAAATCAAAGAGCAACTTCAGTCTCAGTATGAGGAGTCTTTGGTTGAGCAAGTTCAATCAATCAAAGAAGAACTCACTGATAGAGTTGATGCTTATCTTGAGTATGTTGCTGACGAGTGGATTCAAGAAAATGCACTCGCAGTTGAGCACGGTCTGAAGACCGAAATGACTGAATCATTCCTCCAAGGAATGAAGAGTCTTTTTGAAGATCATTATGTAACAATCCCTGAAGATAGATATGATGTCATCGAGAGCATGGTAGATAAACTTGATGAAATGGAAGAAAAACTCAACGAGCAAATTCAAAGAAATGTTGCTCTGAATAGAAGATTAGCCGAGTCAGTTGCTGATGTAATCTTTGCTGAAGTTGCTGAGGGTCTTGCACTTTCTCAGAAGGACAAACTCGCTTCTCTTGCTGAAAATGTTGAGTTTGAAAGTGAAGCAGACTATCGTGAGAAGCTAGTAACTCTGAGGGAATCATATTTCCCATCAAATACTGGTACTCAAAGAGACAATTCAGAGAATCTTTCTGAAGAAAATTCGTCTTCCGATTATAAGCCAGTTTCTGGTTTAATGGAGTCGTACATTCAGACTCTGAATAGAGTTTCTAAAAAGTGATTTTTAGATCATAGTTCAAACTAATTTTTTCAAAAGAGGTAAAATCAAATGCAAGCGTTCAACCAAGAACACCTGCAGGAGAAGTGGGCACCACTCCTAGACTACGAAGGTCTTGATCCAATCAGAGATTCACATCGTAGAATGGTAACTGCCGTTCTCCTGGAGAACCAAGAAAAAGCTCTTCGTGAAGAGCGTGAGTTTCTTTATGAAACTCCAACCGTCAACACCAACAGTGGTAGCAATGCTGGTTTCTCAGCTGGTGCTTCTTCACCTGTTGCTGGTTTCGACCCCGTTCTGATCTCCCTGATCAGACGTTCAATGCCTAACCTGGTTGCTTATGACCTGGCTGGCGTTCAACCAATGAACGGTCCTACTGGACTGATCTTCGCAATGCGTTCACGCTACACCAACCAATCTGGTTCGGAAGCATTCTACAACGAAGTAGACACCGCATTCTCTGGTCAAGACGACGGATTCAACCTCACCAACGGGTTCACCGATGGTACTGTTGGTCTTGGTACTACTGCCCAGGCTGGAACCAACCCTGGTGCTCTTAACCCAATCGGTAGCGCAACTGCCACCACCTACAACGTAGGTCAAGGTATGCGTACTGATGATTCTGAGAACCTCGGCAACGGTTCTGGCAACCAATTCAACGAGATGGCATTCTCAATTGAGAAAGTCACCGTTACCGCTAAGTCACGTGCTCTGAAAGCTGAGTACTCACTTGAGCTTGCTCAAGACCTCAAGGCAATTCACGGTCTGAACGCAGAAGCTGAGTTGGCAAACATTCTGTCAACTGAGATTCTTGCTGAAATCAACCGTGAAGTCATCCGTACCATCTATAACGTTGCTGAAACTGGTGCTGCTGTCAACACCGCAACTGCTGGTACTTTTGACCTTGACGTTGACTCCAACGGTCGTTGGTCAGTTGAGAAGTTCAAGGGTCTGATCTTCCAGATCGAGCGTGATGCTAACCAGATCGCTCAAAGAACTCGTAGAGGAAAGGGCAACATGATCCTCTGCTCTGCTGACGTTGCTTCGGCACTCACCATGGCAGGTGTTCTGGATTACACCCCAGCCCTCAACGCTAACCTCAACGTTGATG